TGATTGACGTTGATTTATTGGAAAAACAGATGGATAAAGAAAGTATTCATTTATTTAATTCGATGCATAAAGGTTATGTTAAAGCAATGAAATGCGTTAAGAACCAGACAACTGCATTTGATACAGACAAAGTTATGAAACAGTTGGAAGATCATTTATTTGAAAAATATTGTATCGAAGATGATCCAGAAATTGCGAAAATTGTGGAAGGGGGTGGGGTTGAATGAAATATCCAAAAGCAATGTATATTGATAGTCAGATATTCGGAGGAGACAGAGACGGATCAGAATCCAACTTGACAGAAAAAATCGTAAAGATAAGAACTCCTCATTCGTGCTGTATATGCGAAAAACATATACCCAAAGGTGAAAAAATGTTAAACCAAAAAGCAATAGTAGAAGGACAAGGTTGGTGTAGTTGCTACATTTGCATACCATGTGTTGAAAATTGGCTAGAAGAATCAGGGCAAGTAGAGGTTGGTGGAACAGCCTACGAGTGCCGAAACTGCGGCGATGAGGTGCAAAAGTATCTGCCGTATTGCCCGTGG